CCAATAATAAATATCGTAAAGGATATGAAATGGACGCCAGAGAGTTGGAGCAGAATGTAAGTTATGACTAGTTATGCAAGTATAGTACCACTAATTGGAGGTGAAACCTTCGCCATGCAGAATGTGTTTAAGAAAGAACCAGAATACATTCTAAGTTACTCAGGATTTGAAGCAAATGATTCTCAACTTCTTAATTATTACGGCAATCGTATGCCTTATTATAAACTTGATGAGGGGGGATCCCCCAATTCTAAGGTTGACGTGGTCAATTCTGTGTGTCCTTGTGCAGGTTTATCTAGTTTATCGGTTAGTTCTAATTCTAATCATGAACATAACGATTGGATGATTAAATCTTCTCAATACGTAATTGAGAACATTCAACCTAAAGTATTATGGGGTGAGAATGCACCAAGACTCGCATCTAAAATGGGTGAGCCTGTTGTTAGGCAGCTAAGAAAACTTGCTGCTGACAATGGCTATACATTTAGTTTATATAAAACAAAATCAAAACTACATGGTTTAAGTCAGATCAGAGATAGAGCTTTCTTTTTCTTTTGGAAAGGAAAAGGAATTCCTGTATTTGATTATTATCTTAGGCCACATACGAGAATTGAAGATCAAATTAGATCTTCAGCTCGTAATGATGATGATCCTATGTCTGCATTGATTGTGAGAAAAGATAAACCTAGTGAGAATCCATTTTATCAATATGTGTTAGAAGAAATGCATGGTGGAATTGATCATACAGAATTCTTTAATCTAATCGAAAAGACTACTAACATTCTTCACCACTTTGAAGATGAAGGTGGTAACTATATGAATATGGCTAAATGGATGGATAAAAAAGGCTATGATTCATACGTTCCTAAATGTGAAAGAATGTATGAAAAACTAGCTTCGGGTGGTAACATTATGAGAAAAACTACAGAAGTTCCAAAGGATTATATTGGTGCTTTTGTTGGTCATTATCCTAATATGCTCACGCATCCAGACGCTGACCGCTATCTTTCGGTTAGAGAATGTTTAGACATTATGAAGATGCCTACAGACTTTCAATTACAAGGTGGTATTAAAAATCTAAATATGATTTGCCAAAACGTTCCAGTGACTACAGCAACAGACATGGCAGAAAATGTTAAGAAGTTTGTTGATGGTGATATCAAAATGGTAGATGCTTCATTTGCTATTCAGGATAACAAGACTCAAACGTTTTGGAAAGAAGAACAATTAAATTCACTTGAAGCATTTTTATAGTGTACATTTGGTTGAAACTGTGGTATAATATACTATATTAAATTAATAGGAGATGATGCATGTCAATCATGGATAAACTCAAAAAGAACTCTAAGCTTTCTCATACAGCTGTTCTTTCAGAGTCTAAATTTTTTACTGAGAAAACTATGACACCAACTGATGTACCGATGATAAATGTCGCGTTATCAGGTGATGTAGATGGTGGGTTATCACCAGGATTAACTGTCTTGGCAGGTCCATCTAAACATTTTAAAACATCCTTTGCGTTGTTAATGGCAGGTGCTTATCTTAAAGCAAACAAAGATGCAATCATGTTATTCTATGATTCTGAATTTGGTTCACCTCAATCATACTTTGAACAATTCGATATAGATACAAGTAGAGTCTTACATACACCTATTACGAATGTTGAAGAATTAAAATTTGATATGATTGCTCAGCTCGAAGCAATTGAACGTAACGATAACGTTATTATTGTTATTGATTCAATTGGTAACTTAGCATCTATTAAAGAAATGACCGATGCTCTTAACGAAAAATCAGTTGCTGATATGTCAAGAGCAAAAGCACTGAAGGGTTTGTTTAGAATGGCAACACCTTATCTAGCGATGAAGAATATTTCAATGCTAGCTGTTAATCATACGTATCAAGAAATTGGTCTATTCCCTAAAGCAATTGTTTCTGGTGGAACAGGCATTTATTATTCTGCAAACAATATTTGGATTCTTGGACGTCAACAAGATAAAGTTGGAACTGAAATCAAAGGTTATCACTTTATCATAAACGTGGAGAAATCAAGATTTGTCAAAGAAAAATCTAAAATACCTATCTCAGTTTCTTGGGAAGGTGGCATCGAGCCTTTTAGTGGTTTGCTCGCCGTTGCTCTTGCTGGTAATTATGTTGCTAAGCCTAGTAACGGTTGGTATTGCCACGTTGACCGTAGCTCTGGCGAGCTTATGGATGCCAAGGTGCGAGAAAAAGATACTCTAAAATCAGAGTTCTGGAAACCAATCTTTGATAAAACTGACTTTAAAGAGTTTATTCAAAAGACATATCAAATTGGATATGAATCTCCAGTTCCTCAAGAGGCAATTGTAGATGGCGATTGATATTAATAAAGCATCTGAAGGAGTCGACTATGAAATGATTCCTTCACAGATTGAAGCTGAACAATGTTGGGACATACGTGTCCTAACAGGTATCTTTACTGAATCGGTTATTCGATTTGGTAACATAAGCGTTGACGGGCCTAAACAGGCGTTGAGTTTTAACTTTACAATTATTAGTTCTCCGTTAGAAGATATCACACCTGATAATGTTGATCTACAAAATAAAGTAGGTGATATTCTTCATGATGTGTTAGAAGGCGCGATGTCGCGTGATGAAGTTGATCTTAGAGAAAGGCCTAAAGAAGTATGAGTACAAGTAGTAAAATCCTTATCATGGGATTGCCAGGAGCAGGTAAAACATGGTTTGCTGAAAGATTGCAAAAGGCGCTTCCTGATTGTGCATGGTTCAATGCTGACGTAATTCGTAAAGCTGCTAGTGATTGGGACTTTAGTCCTGCTGGTAGAGAACGTCAAGCAATGCGTATGTGTAATGTAGCTGACTTTGAAATATGGAATCAGAGAAATGTTATTTGTGATTTTGTATGTCCTACTGATGATGCTAGACAAGCTTTTAATGCAGACGTTGTTATATGGATTGATACTATTAAAGAAGGTAGATTTGAAGACACTAATAAAATGTTTGAGAATCCAGATCTTGATGCAGTTATCCATATTGATAAGCACTACACTGAAGAAGAAGTTCTTGTAGTTGCTGAACAGATCGTTAAAGAACAACTTGATGAGTATTTTGCAGATAATGAAGAATATAAAATCGATGATGTTATTGAAGATGAAGCTGATTTCAACGGTGTATTTGGTGATAGCGCAGGTGTTCCTGATTTCATTAGGAGGAAAACATAATGGCAGAAGCAAGAGCAGGTAGTATGGAAGCTAAAGGTTTCGATTGGCAAAAACCAACTGTTCAAATGTTAGGACGATGGCAACCTTGGCATGATGCTCATCAGGAGTTATTTAAAAGAATCCATGCAATGACTGGTCAAGTTGTTATTATGGTTCGTAGAGTTCCTAGTGATACTGAAGCAAATGAACGCGTCCCAGGTCAAGACGATAATCCTTTTAATGTCGAACAAGTAATGGAGAATATTGTTCAAGGTTTGTCAAAAGATTCCTTTACTTTAGGGCTAGACTATATTATAATGGTAGTACCAAACATTGTTGATATCAGTTACGGTCGTGGCGTAGGTTACACGTTTACTGAGCATGATTTGGGTAAAGAGCTGCATGATATTAGTGCAACTAAAATTAGGAAATCGTTAAGGGAGGCCGGCAAACTTTGAAGATATCAATTGAACAAACAATTTTGAGACATATGTTAACCGATGAAAAGTTTATGCGTAAAGTATTACCTTTCATCAAGCCTGATTATTTTGAAGGCGCATATCGTACTATCTTTCGTGAAGCGGGAAAGTATGTTGCTAAATACAACAGCCTTCCTGTTCATGAAGCATTTAAAATTGAACTAGATAATTCAGACAGTCTTTCAAATGAGCAATATAAAGTTGCTGTTGAGGTTCTGCCTAATCTATTTCAAGATGATGGTACAGACTCAAGATGGCTTGATGATGCTACTGAAAAGTGGTGTCAAGATCGAGCTCTACATAATGCAGTAATGGAATCCATTCAAATTATTGATGGAAAACACGATACTCTCACAAAAAATGCACTACCTGATATTTTACAAAAAGCATTAGGTGTTGCATTTGATTTGAAAGTTGGTCATGATTATATCGAAAATAGTGAAGAACGATATGAATTTTATCATAGAGATGAGGAGAGAATACCTTTTGACTTGGAACACTTCAATAAAATCACGAAGGGTGGAATACCCAATAAGACTCTCAACATTGCTCTTGCTGGCACTGGTGTGGGTAAGTCACTTTTTATGTGTCACTGTGCCTCAGCTAATTTATGCGCAGGTTCGAATGTTCTTTACATCACCATGGAAATGGCTGAAGAACGAATCGCTGAACGTATTGATGCTAATCTTCTTAATGTACCTATTGATCAGCTAGATAAAATATCTAAGGATCAGTTTACTTCAAAGGTTCATGATTTATCTCGTAAAACTACAGGAAAATTAATCATTAAAGAATATCCTACTGGTTCAGCTCACGCTGGTCACTTTAGAGCATTGCTTAATGAACTTAAATTGAAACGTAATTTTATTCCTGATATCATTTATATCGATTATCTTAATATATGCTCAAGTTCTAGAATGAAAGGAATGGGTGGTGCAATTAATTCATACTCTTACATTAAAGCAATTGCTGAAGAATTACGTGGTCTTGGCGTCGAATTCGACGTACCGATCTTCTCTGCAACGCAAACGACTCGTAGTGGTTATTCTAACTCAGATGTTGGGCTTGAAGATACGTCCGAATCTTTTGGATTACCCGCAACAGCAGATCTAATGTTTGCACTTATTGCTACTGAAGAACTTGATAAGCAAGGTCAAATGATGGTCAAGCAATTAAAGAATAGATATAATGATCCTACAATGCATAAACGTTTTGTTGTAGGTGTTGATAGATCTAAAATGAGATTATACGATGTTGAAGAAAATCAACAAACATTAGTTGATGATACACCAGTATTTGATAAAAGTCCATCAGGCGAAAGACTAAAATCAGAAAAATTTGAAGGATTTAAATTATGATTGCCGGAAAGGTTTGGGGCCAAACAGAACAGGTTGTTGCAAACGGTGTAATGGAATTCCATCGCATCGAATTTAAAAAGGGGTTTAAGTGTTCAGAACATTTACACCAATTTAAATGGAATGGCTTTTATGTTGAACAAGGCGAAATGATAATTCGTGTTTGGCAAGACGATCAAGACTTAGTAGATGAAACTCGACTAATGCCTGGAGATTACTGTCAAGTGGCTCCAGGTAAAATGCATCAATTTGAAGGCGTAGAAGATGGCGTAGCTTTTGAATTGTATTGGGCTGAATTCAATCATAACGATATTAAACGACGTACGTCAGGAAGTAAAACGTAATGCATGCTAGATTAATTAGTTATTCTCAATCACCAACAATGAACATAGGAGATTTATATGTCCCTGAAGGTATCCACGAACTCGTGGCGTATTGCGCCCGTGTCTCCAATCCATCGAACCAAGAATCATCTGCGACGACCGAAAAGTTGTTATCCTATCTTGCCAGGGAAAAACATTGGTCTCCCTTTGAAATGGTATCTACTTGCTTAGAAATTGAAACTACACGAGATATTGCTCGTCAAATTCTAAGACATAGATCATTTTCTTTTCAGGAGTTTAGTCAGCGTTATGCTGATCCTAAAACACAAGGTGAAATGTTTGAATACTCAGAAGCTCGTTTACAAGATACAAAGAATAGGCAAAACTCTATTGAGACTGATGATAAACAATTACAATTAGATTGGCTTCATTCTCAAATGCGTATTGCACATTTAGCTAAAAAGGAATATGATTGGGCTATTAAGAAAGGTATTGCTAAAGAACAAGCACGTAAAGTATTACCCGAAGGTTTAACTAAGTCAAGAATGTATGTGAATGGAACATTAAGAAGTTGGCTTCATTTTGTTGATTTAAGATCGAGTAATGGAACTCAAAAAGAGCATAGGGAAATTGCTCGAGCATGTGCTGAAGTCATTTCCAAAATTTACCCTAACATTATGGAGTACAGTCATGACGATTAAGACCACAGAAAATCAATACACATTTAGCTTTGCTGATTATGGACACAAACCTGCAAAAGAAAATTTTAATATTACAATTTCTGGTATTGATGATGTTATTGATTATAAGTTTAATGAACCAGCTTTAATAAAAGAATTTAAAGAGTATGTTGATAAAACTTATAACCAACATTATTCTAAGACTAAATTTCAAGCTTCTGAATTCATTTACGATGCTAGTCATGGTACTGGTTTTAATATGGGTAATGTTATGAAATATGCTCAAAGGTATGGAAACAAAGGAACGTCAGAAGACGCTCGTAAAGATTTAATGAAAGTAATCCATTATGCTTTCTTGCAGATGTTTGTGCATGATAAAAGTGTATAAATAAAGTTATAGTGATGAAGCAATTCGAAAACTAGACAGGACCCGGGGGCGGTACCCGGCGCCTCCACCATAAGCACATTTGGAGATACAGTGAAGACACGTATTAAAATGATTAGCGGCGATGAGTTTGATGCTCTAAGCAAAAAGGCTAAGAATTACCTTCATTGGAAACCAGGTGAACGTAAGAAGATTAAGCGTGGTTATAACAAAAGACTTCGCAAGTGTGCTTATGATGGGGGCGAAATAGGATCGACTGGTAGAGAATAGAAAAGTGGAGCTGTCCCGATCTAAGCTGGGTTAACGCGAAGAAAATGACTAAACGCAAACGATAACTTTGCACCTGTGGATTTCGCTCTAG